TCTTGTCTTCGACAACGGTCGTTTCTTTTTTAGTTGTTTGCTTTTTGAGCATTTTTACTTTTTTATTTGGGAGAGGAAGTCCTATTTACGAACCTCTGTCTCATTATATTCAATCTTGTCTCAAACAAACAGGTTTGAATCAAGTACCCATACCGATAACTCCTCGACTAACGCCGAGAGAGATTGTTACACGCTGATGTCCTTAAGGAACTCCGCAAAGGCTTTAACCTGTGCTTCAGCGTAAAATTCTTTGGATTTAGTTGAACGAGCTCGTTTAAGCTGTTCATTCATTTTATCCACCTTATTGGCAACATAGGTCTTACCATTAAAGACCCAATCAACCGATTCCATGATACCTTCAACAAAAGCAGAAGGCGCCGATGGATCTTGCACAATATCAACCGTAGCCAGACTATAATCCGGCTTGACATATGTCTTACCACCGCGGGATTCAACGGAACCCATACCGCGGCTCGAAACACCAAGCTTGACACCACCATCAAGCAGACCTTTGACAATTTGTCCCATTGGCGTATTAAGAATCAAAGCCTTGCCATGGACATCATTACCATTCCATTTAAGCTCCGTGATACGATGGCTCACTTTATCCAGATTGATGGTCGGACCATCCGGATGATTTAGCTCGCCGACCGCTCGGCCAGTAGTAACCTGCTCGGCTACAAATCGGCTTACAGCATCTTGAAGAACCGCGCGAGGATAGATGCGATTATTCCGATTTTGTTTTTCGGCTTGCAGAAAAACACCTTCCAAGAAGTACTTCTTCTCGTTTCCAGTATTTTCGATAAGAGGGGACAAGCCACTCTCATTATACTCGCATATCAATTTCATATTATTCAGACTTAGCCGCAGTCTTATTAAATACTTGATCGACCAATGCCAGTTTACGAACCTCTAGAGCCGCGACTGCTTTCTCGGCCAAACCCTTATGAAAGGCTTCTGTAGCCTGTTCATTTTGACCGGCAATTACGGCATGCACAAACGTTTCGGCATGTTTATTCATATCTTAATGTTTATTTATACAATTTATTTTTTTCATGCGATCGGAGGCTGCTCAGGAGCCGGTGGTTCTTCGACCGGAACTTCTGCTTCAGGCTGAGCTGGTACAGCTTCGCCGCCACCTTCCAAGCCACTTAGATCGACTCCAGGAGCGCCAGCTTCTGCGCCAGCCGTTGCACCACCGGTCATATCAACACCGGTATCTCCACCGCCTTGAGCTACATTATCACCAGCATCAGCCGCGATATCTCCCTTGGCTTTTTCCTGGGCAATCTCAAGATCCATCTTATCAATCTCATCATCGGATTGCCTAAGAATGTTATTCCGAATCCATTTTTCAGAATAATACCGTCCAATGAATTCCCCTATCTTTCCAAGCATTTCCATGCGAGAATTCATAATCTCAAAATCTTTAAGCTCTGAAAAATAGTTATCTCGCTTATAGTCGATCGAAAGCTTTTCCTTGATCTTATTCCAATCTTCCTCAACAATGATTCCCTTCAAAAGCAATTGAGTCTTCAGAAGATCAAAGAACAATGATGCAAAACGGCGACGCAGACGATCAATGAATCGTTGAAATGCTACTTCTTCACGATTAATCTCTGTCGATTTGCCAGCCGTCCAAAGAGACGTATTCGAATCAAAGCGAGAGAGCGGCACGTTCATGGAACGATACAGATTCTTCTTGAAGAAAAGAATATCCTCGATCTGACCAAGGTTCTCACCGGCCGGAAGAGTCGTGATTTCCGTACCTTTGCCGCCATCGCGGCGTGGAAGCCAGAAGTCTTCAAGCATCGACATATGCCGACGATCATCGCGGACCGCACCAGAAGATGCATCATAGACCATCTTATTGCGGTATTTCGACATGATCTCTTGCATGTATTGCTCGGCCTTTGCCTTTGGCAGATTTCCCACGTCGATATAGAAAATACGCCGTTCTGGAGCACGAGAAATACGATAGATGACCAATGAATCTTCCATCATGCGAAGCTGATTCACAGGCTTCAAAGCTTTATGAAGATGAGAGATGATGCGCTTATGTGTCGAATCCATCAGACCAGATGGAACATAACAGACCGCAGAAGGATCGATCTTGAGCCCCGTGACAGAATCACCGGTATTCACGGTCTGAACCAACTGCCCCGCAATCTGATTCTCGTTATAGACAAAATACTCCGCTTTGGTCGTGATAAGCTTCACGCCAGTTTCCGCATCAATCTTGGTGTCGACCTCGCGGATCTTACGCATCTTGATCGAATCAATATATCGAAGTTCCTGAATACCATTTCCAGGATTCTGATCATCGACAATCACATGATAATACAAACGGCCATCGACATACCAACGGCGAAAGATATCAGAGCATTGACGAGAAAAATCGAGGAGCCGAATAACTTCATCAAATTCTTTCTGAATAGCATTTTTGACATCATCGGAGTATTCAAGATCATTCATCATCAATGATACTGGAGAACCCATTTCACCGGAAATAATAGCCTCATCGATGATGTAATTGATGGCCATATCGCATTCTGGCTGCTGAGCCGCATTGCGATACTTCAGAATCAGATCCTGATCAGAGGCTACCGTAGTACCATCGATGTCGATATACTGTCCGAAATATCCACCTGCAGAAATGACCGTCGATCCATCTTCAGCTTCCTTGGGAACAAATGATTTGGATTCTAATGCCTTTGCTGGTACCGGCAACAATCCCTTATTCGAATCCATAAAGCCATTATCACGTGAAATTTTAGACTGATTCTTTTCAATCTCTCGAGTGATATTATATCCAAATAGTCGCATATGATGTATTTATCCGCAAAAAAAGAGGGAATGGCCACAACGACCATTCCCTCTTGAGAACTTAACGATTACTCGAAACCGGCCGTTTCGGGCAGCCAATACTGATATTCCAATTCAACCGTAAAGGTCTGAATCTGATCAGTTGTCTCCGCACTCAGATCGATCTGAGATATGACTTTAGGCCAAGCACCAACCAACTTATAAGACTTGGTGATCGAACCATCACGATGCAACTGATGCACCAACATATCCGCCATATAATCCGAAGGATTGGTCGCACCGACATTCAATGCATTGGCGCTGATTCCAGCAACCCAAGCTTCGAAGAAATTGCGAACCGGCATGCGCGTATCATTCAGAACCGTAATGGTCCATGATGCATACGAACGATCGCCTGCAATTTTCAGTTTACGACCACGGAACGGAACTTCAATGGATCCCAGCGTAGAACCGGGAAGAGAAGCCGCGCGGATCATGAATGCGGTTGTTTCGAAATCAATCTCACCGCCTCCAAGAATTGGAGGGGATTGAATCTGACATTCAAACAAATTCGCACGTGCGCCGCCGTCAACCAGCTTAGACTTAAAATTATCAATTCCTAAGATTGCCATATATTTTTTCTCCTATTTTCTTTTGTTTATTTATAGGTTTATTGTGCATTACTTGCACCTGCAATCTCTGTGAAACTCACACCAGTGCGAGTCGCAATGAAATTCAGAGTGATAAAGTTAATCGAACGAGCCGGTTTGATGTATATATCCGCCACAAACCGATTGGTGTCAATCACCTCAGGAGTATTGTTGGTGGAATCACATACGACCAAGAAGTCCGTGATACCACGACGGCCTTGAATATCCCGAAGGAAAGGCTCGGTCATGTTACGGAACATTGCTTGCGTAAAGCGATCATTGAGCTCAAACAATTGATATTTTGCGGCCGTAGCAATTGCTTTTTCAAGGACAATGAACAAGCGACGAACATTGATCCGATCAAATGCACTCGGCTTAGCCTGAGCGGTCTTATCGCCAAAGAGCACAATCCCTTGACCAGGGAATGCAACGATCGGATTGATCGAAGCCAGATAGAGCTCATCGCGATGCGATTGATCCGGATTATAGGCGAGCTTGGTCACACCACGAAGACCGCCACGATTAAAGCCGGCCGGAGAGAACCAGGCATCGGCCACTTCGTCCGTATTCGCACAGAGACCAGCGATATGTCCACAAGCCGGAATCCAGACATAATTGTCTTGATACTTGTTATAAACATAGACCGGAGACGAATCGAGCACGGTATATGAACCATTCACGGTTTTATCGACCGCGTTAAACTTGGTAATCACGGCGTCTTTCTTAGCAGCATTTGAAGTTTTTTGCCAAATATCAACTGGAGCCGAGATAAAACCAACCACGTCTTTACGATTACCAGCAATTGTTTGAATATTCTGTTCAGCCGCGGAGAGTGTGGTAGTACCAGAAACATCACCACAGAATAGCAGATTTACGTCAATCGATGCGGCATCCGCAAAGACATCTAAGGCCGTACTAATATCACCGGAACCAACGGTGCCATCCGCACCTTCAAACTGAGTCAGACCGCCCAGATCAAAAACAATGCCAGTATTAGCATTGACGCTTGCCGTGATAGTCGTAGCCGTTTGATTGACGTCGGTCGTATTATAACCTTGTTCCACCAAAGCTTTTCGCAATCCGACCGCATAGATCCAGGATGAATTGCGATTGATGTAATCAAAGTAATAATTGTTTGTGCCATCCGCACGCTTAGAATCTTTATACAGCGAAAGATCTTGCCAACGTTCGAGCACCGTATCCGCGGTTCCAGTAATGATTCCAGTGCGATCCGTGACCAGAACGTGAATATTATCCGCCGTCGTCGGCTTAAATTCAAATCCATTATCGGTGCTAGCCGTGCCGGAATTCGAATTGAAAACCGTGACCGTAACAGAATTGCCTAAATCACCCGGATACCGAGCAATAAAGGTGGTATTCGAATTAGTATCAGCCATGTCATAATTATTATTAAACGCATCGTAATTTCCAAATACAGTAGTATTGGACCCGGTCGAAGTTTCATCGGCCACGGTTAGCAGATTGCCAATCGTGAGTGTCGTCGACGACGAAACCGTATTTGTCGTAGCCGGCGAAAAGGTAAGAACAATATTTGCCCCAGATGCGGTAGCACTCGTAACGGTAGTAGTCGAAGAGGAAATATGAGTACCCGTAAGGGTCGAGCCTACTTTAGCGCGAATACCCAAGGTTGACGTAGATGCAACCGTCAGAGTTGTTGCCGCCGCAGAAAGAGTCGTAACGGCATAAGTCAATGTAGATCCAAAATAAGGATACGTAGAGATCGCATTGACGGAGGCGCTAGAGGTGGTACTGGCATTAATCGCACGAGAAACTTTCAAAGTATTGCCATACTTCAGAAAGCTCGCGGCCGTCAAAAAGCTTACGGCCGTAGCCGCATCAGGTTTGCCAAATTCTGTCAGAAGATCGGCTTCCGACGAGACCGTGATAGCTTCACCAGCCGGACCCCATTTGAAGGGACCAGCGTAAGCTCCAATAGATGCGGCGACCGCAGGTATGACGTTTGACAGATCCTTTTCTTGGACCTGAACGCCAGGAGAGACTAAAAATGCCATAATTGTTTACCTTTCAGTTTGTTGTTTAATAAGTTTAATGACAAGAATGATTCACTATAGCCATATTTATTAGAAAGGACTTTTCGAAGCAAAGATCAAAGTGTGGCCCACTTTTGATATTCATCGACCATTTCGTTATAAATCTCCATGGACCTTGTCGGAGCCACCTGATTATTTCCAAGGAATCCAGCCGGCACCAACTCATTCTCCATAGCCTGCGCTTTCTCGGCAAATAGAAGCTCCTTGAGCTCTCCATCCTTGAGCTCCGCGAAAGGAGTGGTCAGAAACCAGGCAAGCAATACTAGATTCATGACCAGATCATCATGATTATCTCCGGTTGCCGCATATGAATCTCCATTGGCTTCAAAGGCTGACAGCTCTAATATAGAATCCGCATCATAGAGCATCAACTTCTTGGCTTCAATTAGATCCTTAAGAAATGAACATCCAATCTTTTTGACTCGCTTGGTCATGGTCACTCCAATGCCATTCTTTGTAGCAGATTCTACAAAGGTATTCTCATACTCCATGTCGTAATACACTCCATTGCACACCACTTGTCCGACATCATTATTCTCTATGATAACCAAAGCCTCATTGAATCTCTTGGCCAAACCTACAATTAGATCCGGAAAGATCAGTGGAGACATCAGATTATCACGGAATGTGGCCACCTGTTCGAATGGCCGAACCGAAGTATCAACCACCGTGACCGTAGAATAATCCTGTCCACGTCCCTTGGATACATCGACCGTCATTACATACCTATGTCCTTCAATCGGCTTTCGATAGATCTTCACACCACGGACAGTCTCGATTATCGGTTCAGCCTTTAGACTTAGAAGGAATTCTGGTGCGATCAATGTATCGGCCGAACCAATCGCGCAATTGTGTGATGCGATATTTCCATCATGCAGATATACATTCCCACCTCTGACATTAATCGGATCGAAAACAAAGACATCTTCTTTATTGTCTATTCTTTTTATGGAAATGATTTCATTGCCATTCAACGAATCTCCAATCACCAGATCTTTAGCCAAACGTTCGACACCTGAACTAACCACAAATCTATGCTCTGGGGTGACTTTAATTGCCTTAGTGGACAGTCCTATCTCAATCAGAATATCTGGTGATTTACTTCGAAGTATTCCATCGAATGATTGAAATCCACTTGGTGTTAAGATTTGCATAAGCTTGGCAATCGTTTGGTTCTACGCTTATTTGAAATTATCGCGATGAGAGTGAACATTGAAATGGGAAATTCACCTTCATGCTTCTTTGCGAATAATCTTTCAGCTGTTGTTGGAAATCGTCCAAGCTTTATGTTTATTTCAGACTGTTTTTGGGCTTCAATTTCTAAAGCATTCCTTTCAGCTTCAAACTCTGATCTGATCAGATCAATTTGGTCATCTGACACTTTTGGTTTATGAAGCCGCTTCCCTTTTTTAATATCGCTTTGACGCTTAGCATAATCTAGATTGCTCCATGCTTTTTTAGACATTGCTGATCTGGTATGATATCCTTCACGTGCAGCCCTCTGTTTAGCGCTACTAGACATTTTTAACTTAGATTCTTCACTAAATCTAAATCCTCGAGTAGTAAATTTTGGATCATTGTGTCCCCATCCTTTTCCTCCCCTAGATTCATTCAATCCATTTTCAAATGTATTGAAGTGAGAAATGTAGTGCTCTTCACGGCGTTCAATGTAGGATCGATCATCAGATGATTCAAGGATCTCTATAGAAAAATCATCATTCTCGAATCTATCACTTCTTCGATGATCTTCCATTCGAAGCTTCAACCTCCTCTGAATCGTAATACCAACGTATTGCTTTCTGTCTGATTTCCTCGTGAGAAGGTATACGAGATGCACGTCCTTCTGTGCATTTGATGAGCTCGTAGAGATCTCCGATTCGAATATCATATCGATAGTTATTTATCCGTATGTGAATTTCCGAATTATGTGATAGGCAGTTCCCAAATTCTTGATCGAATTGAAGCTGAGAGGTATTGGCAATGGTCTGAGCCTTCCACTTCTCATCACGACCCGGAACATCCCACCAATCAACACGAAATGGTTTATACTCATTGGCCCCTTGATTAGCGCCTTGCCATAGGCGATAGAATAGATTACCCACACCATTGATGGTCGATGTCATGATGACCTGTGAGTTCTTGCCCGATGAGATTACCGGATAGGTCGACGTATAGAATGTCTCCGCATCATTGACAAACGCAAATTCATCAAGATACAAGAGAGATATCGACATACCACGAATGGAATTTCCTGACGTGGCGGCCGCAATAATACGTGAGTTATTTGAGAATGATATCGATCCTTTATTCAGAGCCTTGCATCCAGGTTGTAGAAAGAATGGCAGATTCTCCAGAGCCAAAGTGATACGCTGAAGCATCTCACGCGCCGTGGATCCCTTATTGGCCAGAATGGCAATGGTCTTATCGGCATTGAATAGCGCATACCATAGAAGATATATCGATGCTGATACGGATTTGCCAGACTGACGGCAAGCCAGAACGATGTTAAAGCGATTTTCACGGAACTGCTTGAACATCTTTTCCTGATACGGATACAGATCAAATGGCACCAATCCCTTATCCAGATTGATGATCTTGCAATAGGTCTTGGCAAAATATGCCGGATCGACCATGCACTTCTTATACTCAGAGATTTCTCCGGCCGTAAAGTTCTGCTGAACGCCGTCTCTCTTTACGTTTGGATTACCAAGGTACGAAAGCCCTATCTTCGACTTATCAACTTTGCGTTGCATCAATGATGGTAGTATTGTCTGACGCCGAAGCGCTCAGTTGTTTTTGAAGTTCCGCGGTCGTGCCTACAAAGACCGCAACATTGGTCGCCGGCTTCTCTTCTTCTGGTTTCTTGCCAAGCACCAGATCCTTGCGTTTCTTCTGCAGATCCATGAGCTTATCGGTCATGTTTGAGGTGGTCTCCAACATTCCGGCCAAGACTTCAAAGGCTCGTGGATGCTCAGCCTCATCGGCTACGATCACTAAACGTTCCAAGGATTCCTCGGCTTTCTCGATCAGATTCTTTAACTTTTTTCGAGCGAACTTATAGTCCTCTTCAGAATCCGAAACAAGCTCCTCCTTCTCCGGGGCTGGAGTGAGCAAAGCCGGAGGAGGCGGAGGTGGAGGAATGACGGCCGGAAGATTCTCTTCCAATGCGGCCATTATCCTGGATTGTTTGTTTTCAGAATGCATAATATAGACGAATGCATTATGATAATTAGTCAGCAAAAATCATTAAATGTATAGGATTATTAGATAATTGCAACCCGCCGCCGGCGGACGCGGCATTTGTAATTGTAATACTGCTAGTTGTAGTTTCAAGAACACTCACATATCCAGTTCCAGCATTAGCCGTAACCACATAATTGGCATTTGGCAATGCATTAGAAAACGTCAATTTGAATCTATTACTGCCAGAGTTTGTGATATTTATGATATTATAGCTTGATAAAACGTTATTACTCCAATTCACAGTTTCAGTCAGACCAGCGTTGGTAGGACTGATGTAATTAGTGGCTATAGTTGGATTATTAGTATGCCATCTGAATCTAATTTTTGCTGCCATTCCGTTCCATGCGGTTGATTGTATATTAGTCAATCCAACACCGTTGCCATAGAAACCGCCGTCCACTTTAATTCCACCAGTCACATAGTTGGATGCACCGGTAATAGTACCATCCGCTTTAATTCCACCAGTCACATAGTTGGATGCACCGGTAATAGTACCATCCGCTTTAATTCCACCAGTCACATAGTTGGATGTGCCATACAGAGTACCACCAGACTTAATTCCGCTTACGGTTCCATC